ATGGACGGCAAATTGTATTCATCAATCTGGATGATGTTTGATGTAATGCTAGACCAGCTAGATCAAAGTGATTGGCTTGGCTGGTATATCTACGAGAACGACTGTGGCGCAGCAAAGATGGAGGCTGGTTTTGGTGACGTGGTGAATCCGATTAAGAATAGCCGTGACCTAGCCAAGTTGATTGTTGAGGACGAGGATAGCTATGGCAAGTGACCTACTAATTTAGTCAAATGACCGATAACTTAAACTAAAAGAATATGAAGATAACAATAGAACCAATTCGCAACAAAGTATTTAACAAGGTAACGATTGAAACTGAACACGATCAGCTTACTATACACGAAGTGATGCAGGAGTTAATCAAGCCAGCTTTACTTGCTTGGGGATTTCAGCTAGGTAGCATTAACGAATATATTGAGGAGGAATAATCCTTAGTAAAATAATAAGGTATTGACAAGGTTGAGTTAATTGGCTAAAGATTCAAATAGCGACTGGCAATGGTGCTAGTTTTAAAATTCTAAAAAACTTATGAGTGATACAGCTTTTAAACTTATGGGTGGCAATGGCGGTCACGTATTAAATTCTGGCGAAGGCGCACAGACTGGTAAAAACTATCGTTGGATTCAGTTCATCGAAGATACCGTGTTGTCAACGCTTCAGGGTAATCTTACCAACATTGCAGACCTTCAAACCATTACCCATCTTGCAGGCACAGGCATCGGTGGTAACTTTACTGCCGTAACTGTAACCAGCGGAACTTGCATTGCATACGATCAATAAACCGTGGCATCTTACCGTTCATATGGTGGACTTGATGACCAATCGTTAATTGATGGCGATACTGGTTTCGTTGGTATTAACCAGCGTTTGCAGTTAAACCAGCTTCAAGCGGGTGAGGTAAGGGAGTCTTTGAACGGACGTATGGAGGGTTATTGGAAGCCTCGTAGGGGAATTGTGGAAAGAACCAGTGCATTTACTACTGGTGAAACGCCATTGCAGTTACCATTCTATTTAATTGATTCGCCTAAAACTATTTCTAATGTGACTGTTCCTGTTACGGGGACAATCCGTATTACTGTTACGGCGCATGGATTTACTGCTGGAACAACAGGCTGGGCTACAATCTCTGGACTTGATACCGCAGTTAATGGTAGTTATTTGCTTACGTATTACGATGCTAATAGATTGGATTATACAGTAGTAGGAATTACTTCTGTAACAGATACTACTGGCACGTTGTCGCAGATGCCTATTAACGATGCTGCTAACGCCAACGTAAGGGCATCTTGTTTGTTTAGTGATCCTAATACTGGCAACAAAGAGTATGTAATTATTGCATTGGATACGGTGGCAAAGAAGGTTGATTTAACTGATTACAGCACAACTGATATTGCCTACCCGCCTGGACTAGCTCTTGGAGCTGACACCGATATGATTCAGGTGTTTGACAAGGTGATGTTGTTCCGAGATGGGCAGCAGGCTTTCGAGTGGTATCCCAATGGCAGACCTGTTCTTTCGGCTTCTTCTAATGCTACGGCCAGTCCTAATACTGTGGTGACCATGAGCGTTCGTGAACACGGATTGCTAGTTGGAACTTCTATTGTGGTTGCGGGTCTTACTGGAGGAACAGCCCCAAACGGGACATATGTTGTTGCAACAGTAGTGGACAAGGACACATTTACATTTGTAGCTTCTGGAATTTCAACCAGCACAACCTTTGTTGTTACTGCTGCAACTGTTACAGATGGCTTTACGCTTTCACCTGGCGGTGCTTACACCCAGCCACAGACGTTTAACATTCAAGCGAAAGATGTTGACGTTGTTGGTGGGTTAGTAACCGCAACTGTTACGGGGAATACCACAATTAGAGCAGGAGATGTTATTGTAGTTCGTGAATCAGCTACGACAGAATTAGCTGGGATGGTTGGCAATGAGTATTATGTCACAGCAGCTACCACAACTACGATTAACTGGTATGCCCCTGTTGGTGATTACAATACATCATCATCTGATTCCTTTGAATTTGGTGGGCAATTCAGCGTAGGCGGTGGTTTTATGCACCAGCCAGGCGCACCTTGGGGGGTTTATTTCCAGCGTAGATTGTGGATTCCACATTATTACACTGTATCGGGAACATTTAATGCACCAGTTTATACTAGCACAAAGATAACCGATGAAATAGCGGTATCGGACATTTTAGATACTACGACCTTTGACCAGATTGAGAATCAATTCCGCATTAGTGGTGGAACTGCTGATTATGTGGTGGGTATGCACGGCTTTTATGAGGACAAGTTGATTGTTTTAAATAGAAATAGCTTACATCAAATCAAAGGAACACAAGGAAGCCTACTTGATACACAAGTTACAGAGCTTACGTCTGAGGTTGGCTGTTTAGCACGGAAAACTATTGTCTCACGTGGTAATATGATTATGTTTTTGTCGGACGATGGCGTTTATGCTGTTGAGTTCCTTAACGATTACAACCTTCGTGGGGTTGAAGAACCTATTTCTAAGAATATCCAGCCATATATTGACCGTATCAACAAGGATTACGTTGATAAATCGGTAGGCATTTTGTATAATAACCGTTATTACCTTGCTGTTCCGTTGGATTCTGTTGCAGGAGCTAATGATGCACGTGGAAACAATGCTATTTTGGTGTTTAACTTTCTTAATAAAAGTTGGGAATCACTAGATACGTTTGGAGACTCTCGTTTCTTAATTGAAAACTTTGTATTGGGGAGTGCTGATGTTCGTAACAACATCTATGCAGTTACAGCCAATGGTGGATTACACCAACTAGAGGCCTCCGATAGCTCCATTGATCGTTTAAGCGTATCAAACACAGGTAGTTTAGTTGTAACTCCTACAATTAACGCATTATTAACTACCCGTGGGTATGATTTTAGGAATATGGATCGCAAAAGATTTACAGATGCACAGGTTGTTATGCAAAACCTTGCTGGTGAAACTGGCGAGTATAGCATATCATTCGCTGCGGAAGATCCAGATGATTCACAGCTTATCGGAACAACCACAGATTTTCTTGGTGGTGAAGTTTTAGCACCGAGTTCTGCAAACGAAGCCGAAACAGCAGGCATACGTTGCAGACTTGGAGGTATCCGAGGATATACTGGCACGATGATCTTGACAAGAACCATAGGTTCACCTAAGATAAATTCTATTAAAGTGTCTGGTTCAATCACCAATAGACAAATAATTTCACAAAAATAACATATGGGCGCGGTTGATACAACTTACACATTTACGGCTACTGATACTATCACTAGCACGAAGATGAACAACATCATTGACCAGACAGTGATAACATCTGATGCTATTACTGGGACGACCTTGGAAGTTGCATCTGGGAAGCTGAAAATTCGGTCAGCAGGAATTACATCCAACGAACTATCTACAAATGCTATTACGACAACAGCAATTACAGATTTAAATGTAACTACTGGTAAAATTGCTGATCTTGCGGTTACAACTGGTAAGATTGCTGATCTCGGTGTAACTACTGCTAAAATTGCTGATTCTAATGTAACAACTGTAAAAATTGCAGATGCAAACGTAACTCCATCAAAGTTATCCCAGCCATCAACATTGGCAACAGTTCAAAACAGCACCAGTGGAACAAGTATTGATTTTACTGCAATCCCATCATGGGTTAAGCGTATTACCGTTATGCTTAGTGGAGTTAGCACCAATGGCACTTCACCTGTGATCGTTCAACTTGGGGATTCTGGTGGTATAGAAACTACTGGTTATTTGGGTTATTCTTTTGAAATTAAAGCTACTCCTGTGGGATTAGCTACTTCTTCTGGTATCGTTCTAAATTCCCCAGCAGCAAATAGCACTTGTGACGGCATCCTTACAATAGTAAACTTAACCAGTAACACTTGGGTAGCCAATTATATTGGTGGCGATGGTGTTGGGCTTGTATGTAATATGGCTGGAGTATCTAAGGCATTATCTGGAACACTAGATCGCATACGGCTTACTACTTCTGGAGGTGTTAATACCTTTGACGCTGGCAATATCAACATCATGTATGAATGAATCCAATTAACCATGCACTACAAATCTACAAACAAAACAACCAAAACTTTGCAGAATTGCTTGAATGGCATCTTGCGAATGGAGTTGTTATTTCTTTGCCAGATTGTTTTCTGCTTGGGTTCTTTTGTGATAAATCCAACCTTAGCGAATGTCGCGTTCTTGCCGAGTCAGATTGTATTTTTGTTACTATGTGTGTCGGCAATATGCGGCAAGCGTGTATGCAAATCGTTGAGCTTGTTCCTTGGGTTGCATACCAAAGAGAGTTCAAGGGAGATGATCGCATAAAAATAACTAACTTCAAAAAACTTTTTAACAAATTATAGTATGGGCAGTCTAAATCCTTTCAAAAAACCTAAGCAAGCATCAGTCCCCAAAATGGATATTGCTGGTGACATAAATAAATATGTAACTGGTTATCAACAAGCATTGCCTAGCGTGCTATCTTCTGAACGGCAATACCGCCCAGAGTTTTTAGGCTTGAACCTTGGAGACGTAAATACGTTTTTGCAAGGAACAGATGGACAACAAGGTTTGTATGGTCTTGGAAGAACAGCGCAACAAGAAGCTGGTGCAGGACTTGCAGAGGCTAGAGCAGCCGAGCTTGCTTCGATGACAGGGCAAGCACCTGCTTTCCGTCAGTTTGCACAAGCACTTTCGCCAGAAGCACAAGCCCAAGTTGAGGCTGCACAAATGGAGGCAGAGAGAGCTAGGGCAGCAGCACAAGGAGTTACGCCACAAGAGCAACGGATGTATCAGCAAACTGCTCGCGAAGCAGCACAAGCATCTGGCAGACTCGGTGGCAACGCAGCTATCGCATCTGAGATTATGGGCAGAGAAAATGTTCTTGCTCGGAAACGTGCCGAAGCAGACGCAGCTCGCACAGGAGCATTTAACATGGCTCAGAACTTTTACACCGCACCTGGCTTACAGGCACTTGGCAGCGCCCCGCTTTCTTACCAAGCAGGGCAAGAACAACTTAGACTTGGTTTAGGTGCGATTGGTAGTGCTGTTCCGCAAATGATTAACCCTGATACTGGCGTTAATCTTGGTATGCAACAACGCTCTTTGCAGCAACAGGCTGCCGCCGCTAATGCTTCTGCTTCAGCAAGCAAACAATCTGGACTTATGGGAATGTTTGGTTCTATTGGGGCTGCCGCAGCTCCTGCTGCTATTGCAGCTATTTAATATGAAAACCAAAATAAAGACAGCTATTGAAAACATCGAGAAATGCCTAAGCCACTCAGGAAAACCATGCTTGGCTTGGTCAGGTGGTAAAGATAGCATGGCTTTGCTTGATCTTGTATTTAAAAAAGTAGGCACAAAATTGCCGATTGTTTTCTTTAGAGAGCAATGGCAACCTAAAAAATACGAGTTTCAAAACAGAATCATCGAAGAAATGGGGCTTGAGGTTTATACTTGGCATCCAGCTTATAGCACATTCCAGCAAACAGGTGATGAGTTTGAAGTTCAAAATAAATACATATTTGATAATACAGATATGACCTGTCCGACTGGTATCACTCCAATCGAAGAAGGAAAACCTTGGGCTTGTGCATTGGATATTTACAACCGCCCTAAAAATATGGGTATCTTAGCAGGTTGGGATTCAATGCTAGTTGGACATAAGGCTTGTGATTCAGACCCTATTTATGGTGGAGACGCTGGTGTGCGTGTTGATATAAGAATCAATCCTGGACAATGTAATGCTTTCTATCCAATGAAAGACTGGACGCATGATGATGTATTCCAATACTGCGAAGAAAACAATGTTCCAATTCAACACAGTAGATACGAGAAGGTTTCTGGTAAATGGAGTGAGAAGGCAGACCGAACACATAATTGTGATTATGTCCATGCTTGCACGGCGTGTATTGACAATCGCGCCACAGCAGCTAAATTCGTTCATTGCCCTAAGTTTAATTGCACGATTGAAAACGTTTCCAAACGAGTTATGTGGGCTGACCAATCTTTACCAACTTACATGAAGGACTAATTATGGCATACGGATCAGGACGACAACTAGGAGAAACCATTAACCCACAGTTAATGAATGTGGACTTTAGCGCATACGAACGTGCTGGGGCTACGACTGGAAACGCTTTGGCTAATTTAGGGCAGCAAGTTGGTGGAGTTATTAAGCAATACGGGGATAAT